AACAAGAAAAAACAACCGAGGCAAAGACCTATTCCGAGGAGGAGTACAAGGCTTTGCAGGCACAGCTTGATGAAGCAAACAAAACTATCAAATCTTTCAAGGATATGGATATTGAAAGCATCAAAAAGTCGGCTGACGAGTGGAAAAACAAGGCGGAGCAGGCTGAAAAGGAACGTGCCGCTTTTGAACACCGCACAAAACTTTCTCAGTATGTCAAGGGCTTGAAACTCAAAGATGATGTCTACGAAGCCTATGTCACGAAACTTCTCGAAGAAAAGGGCTTGAAGTTTGAGGGTGACAAGCTCATCGGCGGCGATGATGTCGTTTCGGCTTTCAGAAAAGACCACGAAAACGCTTTCATTCCCGATTCAAATGAACGTGCAGCAGCTCCCACAGGCGGAAAAGTTGCAGGCGGAATGTCAGCGGTCGAAAGGGCTTTTTACAGCAAAAATCCCGAACTTATGCCTAAAAATTAAGGAGGTAAAAATTTATGGCACATGAATCACAGGAAAGATATTCAGACCTTGTTCTTGCGAAAATGCGCTCGGCACTGGTTCTGAAAGACGGTTTTGTATTCAATAACGATTACGAAGGCGACCCCACGGCAGGCGCAGTAAAAATTCCCGTCCGTGACACGGAGGTTGTCGTTTCCGACTACGACAAGGCAAACGGCATAGCTCCGACAAATGGTGAAACAACATACACAACACTTGTTATCGACAAGGACAAGGCGATAAATGAAATCATTGACGGATATGATGCGGAATCCGTTCCCGATAATTTAATTGCTGACAGGCTCGACAGCGGCGGATATTCCCTTGCACGACAGCTTGACACGGACGGTGGAACAGTTCTCCTTGCAGGCTCAACTCCGATGAATGTCGGAGAAATTTCACCTGAAACGATTTACAGCCATATCGTTGAAGTCAGAAAGGCACTGTCAAAGGCTAATATTCCGAATGACGGAAAACGCTATCTGCTTGTTACTCCCGACTATTACGCTATGATTCTGAAATCTCCCGAATTTACGGCAGCTTCCTCGCTCGGTGATGATGTAAAGGCGGCAGGCGCAGCAGGAAAAATTGCAGGCTTCATGGTCGTTGAATGGAACGATGAAACCGCAGGACTTGCAATGCTCGCAGGACACCCGCTTTATGCAACGAGAGTCAATGAATGGAAAGTTCCTGTCAAGCTCCAGAGTCTTTCAGAATCTGGAAAATATATTGGTGCATCTGCGGTTCAGGGTCGTCAGGTTTACGGTCATAAAGTTCTCCGTTCTGCGGCAATCCGTGCGGTTTATGCGCCCTCATCGCTCACGATAAGTCTTGCAAAAGGCAGCGCAGAAGGCACGACAATCGCCACAATTTCGGCAGGAAACACAGGCACAACCTATGCTTACAAGAAAAATCCTGCATCAAGAGCTGTCTACAATCAGACTTCCTCAAATTACAGCGGAACTTCTCTTACATCGGGAACTACCGAAATTTCGGCAAAGGCAGGAGATGTCATAGAGATTGTAAACCTCAGTTCTTCAAAAGTCGTTTCAGTCGGATATGTGACCGTTACGGCTGATGATGTGAAATGAGTTACGCTGATTTTGCCTATTATTCGGAGGTTTACGGCGTCAGTCTGATACCGCAGGATAAGTTTTCATCGCTTGCTGAAAAGGCATCTGACAGAATAGATGCCGCCACTTTCGGCAGGCTTGAAAACGGTGTTCCCGAAGAATATGAAAAAAATGTAAAACGCTGCTGCTGCGAACTTGCCGAAAATATCTATAACTATTCCGCACTTTCGGACGGCTCATCAATCGCAGGCGCAGGCTCAGTAGCCTCCGAAAATATCGGAAAATACAGCGTGACATACCGAAGCGGAACAGAACAGATTTCGACAATTTCTGCACAGCTTAACGGCGAAAATTCAGGGCTTGAAGATATTTATAAAAATATTATTATGCGGCATTTAGGCAGGACAGGACTTTTATTCAGGGGGATTTGACTATGTTTACAAATAAATTGGGCTGTACAATCTATGAAAAAACAGTCCATAACCGTGCGCCCACATTTATCCGTCATGAAACAGGTGCGGTCTACTGGGAGGACGCAAAATCGCAGGAAAGCGGTTCTGACCGCACGCCGCAGAATAGCGTTTTTGTGTCCGTTCCTGTTGATAATATAGATTTTGTGCCGAAAGTCGGGGATAAAATTGTCTGCGGCATTATCCCCGATTTACAGCCGCCTGCAACAGCTATGACAATCATGAGCATTGAAGATTTCCGCTACGGTTCACGTTCTGTTCAGCACTGGGAGGTGACTGCGAAATGATGAGATTTACAGGAATAACCTTTGACCCGAATTTCATTCAGAGGGCTGAAAGCAACTTTGACAAGGCACAGAAATTCATTGACAGCGAGGTTCTCAGACTGTCAGACCCCTATGTTCCGTTCAGGACTGGTATGCTCAAAAAAAGCGGTATTTCGGGAACTGTAATCGGTTCGGGAGTTGTTGAATATACTGCTCCCTACGCAAAACAGCAGTATTACACGAATGCAGGACGGGGCAAGGAAGGTCTGAATAAGTCGAAAGGCACAAAGGGTCTGCGAGGAAAATTCTGGTTTGAACGCATGAAAGCAAATCACAAATCAGAAATTTTAAAGAAAGCAAAGGACAACTTCACATGATGACAATAATTGAAGCTTTGAGAAATTATGTCATGGACTTTCCCGAACTGAAAGACGGCTGTCTGTATGTCGATTTTCTCGGAAATACGCCTGTTGAATATGCTGTCGAGAAAGTTCCGTGTGACCCTGTTTTCAAAAAATATACGGACGGAAGCTGCGTAAAGCAGTTTTTATTTTTATTCGCAAGCCGTGAATTTTACGGCGAAGATGTCAACAGATGTATCGAAAACAACGAGTTTTATGAACATTTCGAGACATGGATAAGCGATAACAATAACAACGATATTCTGCCTGATTTGGGCGAAAACCGTCAGGCGGTCTCAATTGAAGTTCTGACGGGCGGCTATGCCTTTGATGAGGACACAAACACCGCCCGTTATCAGATACAGTTACGTTTACTTTATGAGGAGGATTAAGTATGGCAATCAAAAAAAGGCACGAAATACTGGCATTTTACGGTATTAAATACGAAAATTCAGGACAGTTTTCAGTCGTTTACAAGAGAATGACAAAATTCACACAGCTTACACAGAACAAGAACCCCATTGAATACAGCAGACAGTATGTTGATGAGGCTTATCAGTTCTCAGATGTTGTGGGCTATGCACCGAGTATTGAGTACGCTTTTGATGCTCACAGCAACAATGAGGTTCAGGAAGATATTATAAAAATAACGAATGATGAGGCACTCGGAGATGATGCGGTTCGTACAATAATTATTGTTGATATAACCACGGGAGAGGCTATATCACGTGAATATTCAGTTGTTCCGTCAACCGAGGGTGACAACGCCAATATTTACACATATTCAGGCACTTTTAAGACCCGTGAACATACAAAACATGGTACTGCAACCACGGCAGACGGCTGGAATACGATAAGTTTTGCCATATCAAACACATAAGGAGCGATAAATCATGAATACATGGGAAATAAACGGGCTTTCTCTTGAACTCAATCTTGACGATGCGGACGTTATGGAACGCTACGAAAACGCCTTTGAGAAAATGGCAAACGAGGAAACCTCTATTCCGAAAGAGGGCAGACAGTCCGAAAGAATCAGGGCTTACTGCAAGCTTTTCAGGAATCTTTATGACAGAATTTTCAGTGAAGGAACTTCCGACAAGATTTTTGAAGGCGTTCCGACAAGCATAAAGGCAAGTGATGAAATTTATCTCAGCTTCCTTGATTTCGTTCAGAAACAGATGATTTCAGCGGCTAAAGAGCGTACAGAATGGAGAAATAAATTTCTTCCTAAAAAGAAAAATAAATCATGATTAATGCATTTTATGAACCGTTCCCGACCACAATTCAGGCTGACGGAAAGGAATATTCAATCATCACTGATTTTCGGGAATGGTTCAGATTTGCCGATATGACGGCAGAAAAAGGTATTCCCGACAAGGAAAAAGTCATGATGATGACAAGCTGGCTGAATGATATTCCCGAAAGAATCACGGAAAATTTAATCTTTGCGATATGCGGTTTTTACCGTGCAGAAGACCTTGAATTTGTCCGTGAACATGATGAAAACAATCAGGAAGAAGATGTTGTTCAGACTCCGCCCGTTCTTGACTGGAAAATAGATGCATCAGCCATAATAGGCGATTTTCTGAGGTTTTACAGGATAGATTTGCTGACCGCAGAAATGCACTGGTGGAAGTTCAGGCTTCTGCTTTCGACTCTGCCTGATGATTCGCAAATCATGAAAAGAATCGCTTACAGGAGCGTAAACACAAGCGAAATTAAAAACGAAAATGAACGAAAACGTATCATGCGAATGAAACAGATTTATGCGCTGCCGTTTGAAATGGATGACAATGCCATAGGTGCGGCTTTTGGCTTGCTTTAAAAAATCAAGAGCGTTGCGTTCCCCATTTAGAAAAGAGGTGAAATTATGGGCTTTGACGGTACTTTGAAATTTGATACCACTATTGACAAAACAGGCTTTAAACTGGGTCTTGACGGGCTCGGAAACATCGCAAAAATCGGCATGGACGCTATCGGTTCAGCCGTTTCAGCCACCGCAGGTGCTATGGTGAATCTCGGCAAGGAGGCTCTGAATGCCTATGCCGACTACGAACAGCTTGTAGGCGGTGTTGAAACGCTTTTCGGAGCGCAGGGAATGGAACTCGAAGATTACGCCCAGAGTGTCGGAAAGTCCGTTGATGCCGCAAGAGGTGAATATGACAAGCTTATTGAAGCTCAGAACAAGGTCTTTGACAATGCTTCGCAGGCTTTCAAAACGGCAGGTCTTTCACAGAATGAGTACATGGAAACAGTCACTTCGCTCTCGGCTGCCCTGATTTCATCACTTGGCGGAGACACCGCAAAAGCTGCCGAAGTCGCTGATTTGGCGATTATTGACATGGCTGACAATGCCAACAAAATGGGCAGTACAATGGAGAGTATTAAGACCGCCTATCAGGGTTTTGCAAAGCAGAATTATACAATGCTCGACAACCTGAAACTCGGTTATGGCGGCACAAAAACCGAAATGGAACGTCTGCTTGCCGATGCACAGGCGATTTCAGGCATTGAATATAATATCGACAGCTATGCAGATGTTGTAAATGCAATTCATGTGATTCAGACACA